TATATATATATATATATATATTATTAGTTATGTATATATATATAAATAAAAATAAATTCTCAAAAAAAAAGAGATTAAGGATTAAGGTCTTAATATTTAGTTGATAAATTATAATTTTAATAAATTATAGTTTATATTATCATATCATCCTAAAATAAATCCTTAATAATCCTAATTATTTTAATCCTTATTTACTACGGATTAATTTAAACTGGGATTTTAAAGATCCAAATCATTACAAATATCATTATAATCTTCATCATTTTTTTTCTTTTTCATTTTAGTTCTTACCTTAACACCGTCCCGAGTTGTTAATGTATCACCTATTTCATTTCTTATAATTCTATTATATTTAGTTGCGGATAAATTTAATCCTGCTTTTGTAACTAATTTTTTAATATCATTTGTTTTAATATAATCAATATCATCCATTGTAAAATCAAATAGATCTTTAAATTTTTCTTCATCATTATCATCTTCTTTAATCTCATTAATATCTTTTAATATTTGTTCGTCAGTTATAATAGGCTTTCCTAATTTATAATAATCTTGTATAACTTTAAAAAATGCATTTCTTAATTTAGGTTGTCTTAATTTATTTTTAATATTTTCATCTCCTAATTTATATTCAAATAGATTAGTTTTTTTATTTAATCTTTTATCATTTTCATCTACAAATTTATAAGGATAATTAAATTGTATTAATCTTTCTTTAGCATCTGATGGAGTAATTTCTGGAATATCATTTAATAAAGCCATATATTTACATTGTAATTTAAATTCTATTTCATTTTTATTATTTACTCGTGCTTCTATTGGATCACCACCACTACATATTTTTTTAATCATATTACCATTTACTTCACCACCATTTTTTCTTTTTTCAAATTCATTACTTACTAATAATCTACATCCTTGAAGTCGAACTAACCAACTATAACTTTTAGCAACATCAGAAACATTTTCTTTATATTTAAAATTTTCTGCATTTGTAAATTTAACATAATCCTCAAAAGTATATTTACATAATTCCATATATGAACCTTTACCGCTATCTCTTTCGCCTAATCCTATTAACCAATCTTTATCCTCATAACATCCAGCTATAGACCTACTAACATAATTATTAAATAAATGTTTAATCTCTGTCTTATCTCCAAAAACTGGATCAAATAATAATTTATTTACTTCTTTTAAATCTTCTTCATTTGGTTCTTCATAATCATAACTCAATTTAAATCTTGTATATATATTATTATTTTCATATTTATAAAATTTATCCTTAGCCATATTATAAAATCCATTATTAAAACAAATACATTTTAAATTAGAATTAAATAATTTATCTTCAATATAATAATCTTCTTTTATAAGTTCGCTATCTAAAATTAATTCTACTAATTTATTAATACCACATATAGACTTAGATATATTAGAATAACCAAAACTATTTTTAATTAATATATCATATTTTTTTATTATATTTTTTAATACAAATTTAATTTTTTTTTCATCATTATACCATACATCATTATATAATATATATAAATCATTTTCAGTTCTAATAAATATATCTTGTATATCTTCTATTATTTTTTCAGATCCTTCAACCTCATTTTTTACAAATAATACTTTATCCATATTTATATTTTGAAATTCTTTTATTTCTAACTTAATATTAATATTTAATTTATCCTTAATATATTTTTCCATATCAATTAAATTAGGTTTTGCACATATATGAAGACCATCATGAATTAAAGCCCCTACCTCATATTTATTATCTTTACAATACTGATACAATCCTAATAAAGTTAATTTTTCCATTTGTTGGCATAATATAGCCATAGCTTGACCCATCTGGTTCTCGTGTATATTAGGATTAATAAATGAAGGATAAATATCTAATAATTTTTTAGTAATAATATTTAATTCATTATCAAAATCATTTAAAAACTTATCATTATATTTTTTTTTATCATATCTATTAAACATCATCTTATATAAAATCTTTTTGTATTCATTTTTATTTTTACCACTATCTTTAATAATTTTATTTCTGTATTTAATATAATAATTTAATTGTTTGCATTCAATATTATTAAATTCACATAATTGAGATAATAAGGTTGGATGAGCATTACATATATCAACATCATAATATATACCTTTACATAATACAGCTTTCATTGTGTTATACATACATGGCATAGTCATTAAAGTCTCATCNTCTTTAATAGATGTTGCTTTTATTTTTAATCTTCCTAATTGATTATCTTTATAACTTACTTCTATTTTATTTTCTTTTTTATATTGTTTCAAATATTTTTCTAATGATGCAACTCCAAATGTATCCAAATATTCAGAGTATATAAGTCTTTGGGCATCTTGTAAATTAATTTTTTCAGTTAAAATTATTTCTTGATTTGTAAGGTTCATTAGATTTTTAAACATTTCTATATATATTATATAATTATATAATAAATATATTTTTAAATACTTAACTAAATTTTTTTCTATAGTTATTAATAAATATTTTTATAATCTTCATAAACATATAAAATTTCATTTGTAAATTTGTTAGTGTTTATATGGTGATCAAAATCAATATAATTTAAATTGTGTTCTTTACAATACTCAGCAAAATTAAATTTAGCATAAGATATTACACCATTTAATTCTTTTAACATTTTTTTTTTATTGTCCTTTTGTTCCTCTTCAGTTTTAATATCCATTATTAATTTAATTATGTCATCAGGTAAATTATTAAACATTTCTATATATATTATATCACTATAATAATTTCTATAGTTATTTATTTAAATAGTTTTTTAAAATATCAGGATTATCCATTGTATTTAAAATTTTTTTAATTCGTTCAAATTTAACTTCATCCTCAATCTTTTTATGATAATTATTGCGATTGATATCCTGCATTTTTTGTTTATTCTTTTCATAATATTCTTTTTTTTTTAATCTTGTATTTTCTTTAATTTCTTCAGGTGTAAATTTAGTAGTCCGAGGCATTCTATATATATAACTATTATTTTATTTTTAAGTATTATCTATACAAACCATCCAGTTTTTATAGGTTCAGTTTTAATATCATCTTGTCTGCTCTTTATATATAAATGTTTTATATTAAGTTCCATATCTTTCATACTATCTACTAATTTTTCTAATATTTCTAAATTATTAATCAATGTAGCATTTATAATATCTACTTTTTCTTCTAATGAATTTATAACTAAATATAATTCATCAATTTTAATTTTATTTATTTCTGCTTGAGTTTTAACCATATATATATTATTATCTTTTATATTTATTCCATTCATTAATATCTATTTTTCTTGAAGGTCCATTTAAAATTACACTTGCTAATCTCGCATTACTCCAACTATAAATATTTTGGTTTGGTCGGCTACCACTCTTAAAAGCTGCTATACCTTTTGCTTTTATTTTTTTTTGTCCTGTTCTTGTTATTATATTTTCATGTATAAATTTTTCATCTGTAATCTTATGTTTATATTTATCTTCAAACTTTTTAACCCAACCTGATCTTTTACTTTTAAATTTTGTTTCTGGTCTTTTAGTGTCTTTACCTTCTACTATACTTTTAATCTGTTTCCTTCTATCATTTCCTTTTAATCCTTCTAAATATTGTTTTTTAATATTATATTCTTTATTTTTATATTTTACTTTAATCATATATATATAACTACCATAATATTTTATGTGACCAATATTTAGCCGTATCTTTACTGGTTGCTTTACCATGTCTTGAATAATAATTATCTCTTCTTCTTTTATCTCCGTGATCTAAATTAGAGTAAGCACCAATTTTATCTTTAAACTGACCATATCTACTATCTCCAAAATGTATTAATTTAGGTCTTCCATTGTTACCTTTTACATAAACTGAATATTTTTTATTTTTTGCTTTAGATACAAAAGGACTATATAATTTTTTTTTTTCCATATATATATATATAATATAATAATGTCAGAATCTAATGAAGGACAATTACAAAATTATTCAGTAGATCAGGCGGCAGGAGCTGTTGTTTTAGTTTTAGGTGCAGTAGCAAGTTTATTACTTGTAATATGGCAGTCCAAATGTCATTGTAAAATAAATTTATGTTATATTTTCCAATGTGAAAGAAGACCACCTAATGAGGAAGAGATGGAAAATTTAAAAGATCAGGCAAATAAATTAAAAAATAAAAATAAATTAGAGGACAAAAAAGAGGATAAAAAAAAAGAACAATTAATACCTGAAACAAATGATATAGAAAGTAATGATACAAATCCATAAAATAAAAATCTATTGTATATATATATAGAAATGGATAAATTAAGAGAGTTCAAACCTGATTTAACTAAAAAAAGTTTAAAAGTTTATACAAATACAATTACTAAAATATTAAAAGATTTAAATGGATGTGATGATTTAAAATGTTTAAATAATACTAAAAAAGTTATTAAATATTTAGATGATAAAGATGTATCTTTTTTAACTAAAAGAAATTATTATAATACTATAATAGTATTTTTACAGGCTAATGATAAAGATAAAGATATAATTAAAATTTATCAAGATAAAAGAGATATATTAAATGAAGAGTATTTAACATTTCAAAAAACAGGAGAGAAAACAGAAAAACAAAAACAAGCATGGGCTACATTAGATGAATTGAATGAGGTAAAAAATAAATTATTAATTGAAGTAGATAAGATAAATAAAAAAGATACATATACTAAAAAGGATCTGCAATTAGTTCAAAATTATTTTATATTAACATTTTATTTAGATACACCTTTAAGAAATGATTTGAATAATACTAAGGTAATTAAATTAAATGAATATAATAAATTAAGTAAAGAAGATATTAATAGTTCTAATTATTTTGTATATGGATCTAAAAACTTTTTATCATTATCACAATATAAAACATTTAAAAAATTTGGATTAAAAAAAATAGAATTAAATAAAAATATAGTAAAGGTATTTAGATTATGGTATGACAAATTTAATCCAAATAAAGAATATCTACTAATTAATATAAATACAAATGAGCCGATGACCTCACACCAATTAACATTAACATTAACTAAATTATTCAAAAAATATTTAAATAAAAATATAAGCACAACTATGCTTAGGCATATTGTATTAAGTGAAAAATTTGGAGAAGTTAAATCTGAGATGGAAAATATGGCAGAGAAAATGGGGCATTCAGTATCAACACAACAACAGATTTATGTAAAAAATAAATAATCTAATTAATATATATAATGGATTTTAGTGAAGAAGATTTAAACGAATTAACAAGAAAAGATTTAGAACTAATTGCACAAGATTTAAAAAGTAATATAGTTCCAAGATTTACTAAAAAAAGAAAATACGAAATTATAATTTGGATATTAACCTTTCAAAAATTTTTTTCTGATGAATAAATATATATATAGTTAATGGTATTAGATAAAACTACTCATTATGTCTCAGGATCAAGAAGAGGACAATTAAAATTTCCAGCACTTAAAAAATTGATTAAAGAACACGAGAAAGCATCACAAATAGATATTAGAAAATTAACATATGACCAAGTAATAGATAAATTAAAAAATAATGGTTTTGTATTAGATCATAAAAAATCAAGGTTATCATTATCAACAAGATTAGGAAAAAGTAAAAAGCAATTATTAATAAAAGATAAACCACCAACAAGCAGAGAACAATTAGCAAGATCTCAACCTGCAGGTAGAGGAAGTCAGAGAGGTAGAGAAGGTGCTTTATTTACAGGATCACAAGCAAGAGCAACAGCACAAGCAGCAGAAGATAGAGCAGAAGAAAGAAGAAGAAGAAGATTAGCAGCAAGAAGAAGGGCTTTAGTTTCAGGTGGTTTTACTCAAGGAGCTTCTCAACCAGTTTTTTTAGAAGATGAAATTTAAATTTAAAATATAATATATATATATATAAAATGTCTGATACATATTTACGAGGTAAAAATAAAGGTAAATTAAAATTGCCAGCAATTAGAAGATTAGTAAGGGCACATAATAAAGCAAGTAAAATAAATATAAGAAAATTAAATTATGAAGAAACTTTAAAAAAATTAACTGATGAAGGTTATACTATTGATCATGATAAAAAAAAATTAATATCAAATAAAATAACAGATCTACCTCCTAAATTAGTTAGAAAGAAAAAAAAAGTATTATCTAATTTAGCAACTGCTATTAAAAAAGAAAAAAAAACAAAAGCAGAAAATCCTTTTGATAATCCAAGAATTAATAAATTATGGGATGATGCTGTTAATGTTAGAAAAGAAGAAGTTAAATTTTTAGATAATATGATAAGTAAAAGTAATCCTAATAATACTAATAAACCTAATCCATTTAAAAGTCCTGAACTTGATAAGAAATTTGAAAATGCACAAAAATTTAATGCTTATTTAAAAAAAAATTGGTTTCCAGGTATAACAAAACAAGATATAGAAGAGTTAGAAAAAGAATGGTTTATAATATAAATTAAAATATAATATGTATATATATATATATATTATAGAATGGCAACACATCAGGACTATAAAAAGTTTGCAGTTAAATATAATAGAGAATTCAAAATAGCAGGAGTTCATAAGATGAAAAAAGCAGATCTAATTAATGCTATTGAAGAAAGACTAAATAAATCAAGAAAAGAAATAAAAGAAGAATATAAACAATTAAAAAATATGGTTAAAGAAAAAAAAACACCAGCACCTAAAAAAACACCAGCACCTAAAAAAACACCAGCACCTAAAAAAACACCAGTTAAAAAAGGAGATATTGAATATAATAAAACAACATTACAGAGAATGGTAGCAACTTTAGCAGATTTTTCATCACAATATACATTTACTAAAGCACAATTAGATAAAGCATATCCATTAGCAGATAAATTATTAAGCTCATATCAAGCAAGAGAATGGAAAGGATTATATGAAGATAAATATAAAAAACCAACACCCAAAAAAACACCTTCTAAAATAGATAAAATTAAAAAAGAAGAAAAAAAAGAAAAAATAATACAAAAAAAAAAAGATGATAAGGAATTAAAATTAAAATCTAATTTATCAAAAATGTTATATAATAAAATGTTTGGTTATATGACTGGATCATCTAAAAAATCTTATACAGAAGATGAACTACTTTTTGCATATAAATATAAAGACGATTTTTTAGATGGTGATCAATTGTCTGAATGGAAAAGAGTTTATAATGATAATAGGAGAGTTGGTAAAATAAAAAAAAAAAACTAAAGGGAACATCTGAAGCCCCAAAGAAAGAACAACCAAAATTTAAAATAGATCAATCTAAACAACCAAAAACGACACCTTCTAAAATAGTAATGAGTCAAAAACCTGCAATAAATACAAAAAAAATAAAAAAAAAAACACCAGTTAAAAAAGAACCAAAAAAACAAAAAAAAAAAATTCAAGATGATGGTAGTATATATGAACCAACTGAAAAAGAAATAGAATTATTAGAAAAAATAAAAAATAAAGGTTATGAAAGTAATATAGATAATAAAAAATTACAAAAAGATTTAGAAAAATTAAGAGGTGAATATATGAATTCATTAGATCCTAAATTTTTAGAAGAAATGAAAACTAAAATAAAAACTTTTGAAAGAACTAATACTGAAATTAAAAAACCAAAAAAAGCAACTAAACAAAAAACCCCTAAACCATATGAAAGAGTTAAAACTGGTAAATATGAAACATTAGAAGATAAATTAAGATTAATAAATAAATATAATGTAGGTAGTGAAAATGAAAGACAAATGATAAATTTTATGAAAAATAAAACATTAAAACCAGCAGGTAAAAAACAATTAAACGATTTAGTAAATAAATTATTTAATGAAGCTGTAAAATTTGGATATGATAAAGATGAGGAAATAGATTTAGAACCTGCAAAAAAAAAAGAAGTAAAAAAAAAAGGTATTGATCCAAATGAATTAAATAGATTTTATGAATTAATTAATATACAATTATCAGGAAAAAGATTTAGTAAAAGAAATAATAACCAACTATTAAATTTAGGATTGACACAAGATGATATAAGAGGTTTAAATGATGCTAAGAGGTGGAGTGATTTTTATCCTACTCCTAAAGTTTGTATAGATGATGAAGGATTAGAAAATACAATTAGCACATCTTTAACAATGTTTGACCCTACAGCTGGATTAGGTAATTTATTATATCATGCTTGGAGTTTGACAGACTTTAATAAAGATGTTAAATTAACTGCTAATGAATTAAACAATACTAATTTTGAATTACTAAAAAAAATATATGGTAATAATATTCAAACTTATTATAATCAAAATTATTTAAAAATGGTAATTGATAAACCATATGATTTATATTTATTAAATCCTCCATTTAGTTTAGGAGGAGATAAAAAATATTATTATAATTTTTATTTTAAGATGTTATATGATATGAATCAAAACATTAGAGGAGCTCACCAATTTGGAATATTTATTTCTCCACCTTTAACAGATCACGGAAATAGAGCTGGAGATACATTTGATTATTATAATATATTAAGTTTTGTTTCTTTTCCTAAATTAAAAGATATATTAAATAATCAATTTGAATTTGGTTTAACAGATAAAGAAATAAGAAAAATAAAATCTTTAGATTATGAGGAAGATGAAAAATTAATGGAAGTTATGGATAATTTTGAAATAGCACAAGGACAATTTATAAAAAAATGTTCAGGATTTGGAGGAACTAAAATTACTGCTAATGTATATCTAATAATTTCATACAGAAAAAACTCTGGTTATGGAATAAATTAATTAATATGCTCTAAAATAGACCATAATAGTTAGATTTCTATTCAAAATACACTTAAAAGAATAGAAATTTATAAATTTTTATATATTATTAGTTAGATTTATGCTCTTTATATGGTCTATACCCTCTAATTATATATATTTATTTAGATTTATGCTCTAATAGCACTATTAGTTAAATTATTTAAATAAATTATATTATAGATTAATATATAAAATGAATTTATATAATGAATTATTAGAAAAAAAAAATAAAGAAAAAGAAATTCAACGATTAAAACAAAATAAAAGATCCTTAGAATATTATTATAGAAATAGAGAGTATATTTTACAACGACAAGCAGCAAAAAAATTTTATAATAGACAATATTATAAAGAATGGTATGATAAAAATAAAAATGAAGTTCAAGATAGAAGAAGAAATAAAAATGGTGCAGAAAAAAGACTTAATAAAGAATATAATAAAACTAAACAATATGATAATTCTAAAAAGGATAAACCTTTATCTTTTACATTATTTTTTAATTAATTAATTTATGAGGTCTTTTAAGATCTAATCTTGTATAACTTCCGCCTCTTACATTTTCCCATCCATATTTTTTCATATATTCTAATGTTACTTTATTTTCTAATGATTCATCTACATTATTTATTTGAATTTCTATAACATTTATAGGTTTATGGACTTTAGTCCATTTAGAACCATCCCCTGAAAAATGTTGTGATAACCTCTGATTTAAGTTTAAAGTTATTCCTATATAATATTTATCATTATCTAATTTTAAAACATATAGAATAGGTAAAATTAAAATTGGTTTTATTGTCATAAATCTATATTATGTATATATAATATATTAGATATATATATAATGGAATTAATACTTACACCAGATAAAAAATTATGTAGAAAATGTAATAATGTAAGAGATAAAAAACATGGATTTACTAAAAGATCTAAAATATGTAATAATTGTAGATTAAATATAAATCATAATATAGAAACTAATGCAATTTGTATATTGTGTTTGTGGAGTGGAACTAATATAGATTATAAGAATCATCAATGTTTAACTAATCTAAATAATAATAAAATAAAAGTTAGATATGTAAATAAGATTGATAAAGTAGATAATCCTTTTTTAATTACTTTTAATAATTAGATTTAATTTTTTTTTTAGATTTAGTTTTAGTTTGTATAAACATATTTTTTTCTTTTATTTTTTTTTTAGTTGGTAGTTTTATCTTATCAATAGAACCTAAATTTCTTTCTTTAATTGATTCATCGCAACCGCATTGACATTTTTTAACATCCATTTTTTATATATATAATATATATATATATATAAATATGAGTTTATTGATTACTGAACAAAGAGAAAAAACTGCAGATCAATCATTTAGTTATAGAAATAATATTAGTAATGGTTTTATAGTAGAACCTAATTCTGAAATTGCTTTAGTTAATTCAACTATTAATAGAGGCGGATTATTAAATATTAGTAAAGAAAGAAAATTATATGTTTTTTGGGGTAACCCTTTACCTGATAAAGAAATTAAATATAAAGATGATCAAGGAGATATTACTAATGAAGTAGTTCCAAATGAAGAAAAATTACCTACTAAAGATCATCCATGGGAAATAGTAATTCCTATTGGAGCATATACTGCAACACGATTTGCTAAAACAGTTCAAGATTCATTAAATAATCAATGTCCTCATCCAGCATTCGGAAATTTAGAAAAAAGATTTGGAGCGAGTGCGGATACTATAGGACATTTTACCTGCACTTTAAAATTAAATAGTGTTAATGAATTTAAAGGGTTTAAAATTGGTATATCATCAGAACAATTTAACCATGGAGCTAATGCAACTTATCCAGATGATAAAGTAGAACGAATCGCTGGTAGTAGTGGTTCTTATAGTGGTGGAGTTTTGAAATCAGGAGCAGGAGATAATTTTACATCTATGTTTCAATTTTTAGAACCTATTCATCCAAGTGATGGAGGATTTAAATTTACTATTAAAGGATCTGAAATTGCTAAGAATTGGATTATTGGATTAGTTAGAAATAATAATAAAGGTCTTAGTATGCCATTAAATAAAAATGGAGTTAGTAATTTTGATTATAATATATTAACTGCTCAATACGGACAAAAATATGATGGTAGTATATTTGATCCAGCAGGTGCTGATTTCTTTGATTATTGCTTAGTTGGTAATGGAACTGATATTAGATTATACTATTTACATTATTCTGATGATATTGACAGATATACAATGAAAGAAGTTGAATATTGGAATAAAGCAGTTTTTAATGGTGCATCTGATTTTGCTAATGTGGTAACAGTTGGAAATTCTGATACCCCAATTGAATTTTATGTAGCCCATGAAAATATAATAGTTAAATTAGGAGGTAAAGGATTAAGTTCTGGACAACTTGCTGCAGTTGGAACTGCTAATTATTCATTATATCCAAAAGCATTAATAGGTGGTATGAGTGCTGCCGGAATTACGATTAATGGATGTAGTAGAATTCAAGGATGGGATAGTAGAAAAGATTTGAGTGTAGCTTATCATAGTGATCCTATTAAACATAAAATATTAAGAAATTCAGATTATTGGAGATCTTTATATGTTAAAGGTATTATATTTGATATGGACCAAAATACTGAAGAAATACCAGCAGGTTTATGGATTACAGATTATAGAAATTCAATATCTAAAAGCGGTCAAGTTTTTAATGTTGATTTTAATACTAAACAAAGAATAGTTTTAATCAGTGGTAATATGACAGGAGTATTATATGATGTGGAAGGTAATATTTCAGGATTTTTAGGAATGGAAAGATATGAAGATGAACCAGATACTGATACAACTACATCAAATATATATGAAACGGCAAGAAATAGAGTCCCAGAATTAAATAGTAATAATAATGTTCATGTTAGAATTAATGATTTAGAAATGAAAACATTAAACGGTATTACAGCTTCATTTTCTCGTATTGTTGCATCTGTTCCTCGTCATATGGGTGCGGGTATTATATCAAGTGGTTTATTATTTCACGAACCTAAAAACTTAATATTTTTAGACCTACATAATAAAGAAAAAATGATTATAAATAGTATTCAGATTGATATGGTTAATAGTAATGAAACTTATGCAGAAGATTTAGGAGATTATACAAGTAATACATTTTTAATTAGAAAAAAAAATAATTAATATATATATATAGAAATATAAATGGAAGATGATGACGATTATCCAATAATTAATATGCCTGAAAAAGAAGAGGAAGAGGTTGAGGTTGAGGTTGAGGAAGAGGATGAGGTTGAACAAGTAGAACCTGAGCCTGAGGAATTTTTTAAAAAACCTGAAATGTCATTAAAAGAAAAACGATTAGAAAATTTAAGAAAAGCAAGAGAAGCAAGAAAGAAAAAAAAAGAATCTAAACCTAAACCTCAACCTAAACCTAATCCAGAACCTGAACCTATTATACAAAATCAAAATTTAGATTTAGATTATGATAAATTAATTAATAGTATAGTTGATAAATTAGAGGATAATAAAGCAAAAAGAAAAGCAAATAAAAAAGTAAATATAAATAATGAAGTTACACAAATTCAAAAACAAGATCCTATTAATATATATGATAGTTTATTTTAATTATTATTTAAATTTATATATAAATTATATATATAAATATAATATGAGTAAATTAAAAGTATTACCATTAAATATACCAGAAGAAAAAAAAAAAAATAAAATAAATCCTATTATGCCGTCTGTTCCTGGTGTTACTTTAATTGTAGCACCTCCAAGATGCGGAAAAACTGTTTTATGCTCTAATATGCTGTTAAGGAGTGAAATGTTAGGAAATGTATTTGATGAAATATATATATATAGTCCCTCTATTTTTAATTGTAAATCATCTAAATATTTAAGAGATAATTTTAATTGTTCTGATCAATATACTGATCAATCTTTACAAAGTATTTTAGATAAACAATTACAATATGAAAAAGATGGTAATTTAAAGGATAGACCCAGTATTTGTATTTTTTTTGATGATGCTGTAAATATAATTAAGAAAAATAGTTTGATTACCTCTTTAGTTTCAAGATATCGCCACTTTGGTATAGACCAAATTATTATTTCTATACAAAGTTATAAAGGAGTTCCAAATATAGTAAGACAAAATATTTCAACATTAATTTTAATGGCTCCAAATAATAATACAAAACAATTAAAATTAATTGATGAAGAAATAGATGTATTTAATGGTTATGATAATTTTAAAAAATTATTTGATGAAGCTACTAATAATCAAGAGAGATATAATTTTATGATGATTAAATTAGATTATAGCCCTGTTCAAGTATATAGCAACTTTGAAAGAAAAATATCTGGATAATATATATATATAATATAGAATGGATATGAATGAAGTAATGAACAATTACAAAAATGTTAATCAACATATTGATGATCTAAATAAATTTAATCAAAACGATTACGATACTAAGATGGGCACTGCTGAAGGTAAGGAGTTTGTAAAAGGTTTGATTGGTAAAGGTAAAGCTACTAAGGAAATAGTTGATGGTGTAAGTGCTACATCTAAAGGAATTATAGATAAACAGGCACAAATTGCAAAAGTGGCTAAGGCTGGTAAGCTAATGGGTGCTGAGGGTGAAAGTGATATTGAATTAAGTGATTTAGGTCAAAATATGGCTAATGATAGTTCAGGTGCTAAAACTGGGGCACGATTAATTGATGGTGGTGAAGTTGCTGCAGATGCTTTAAATGATGCTGCCGATGTGGGAAGATTGGCATCAGTTGGTAAAAGTGCGATTGGTGCTCTTTCAAAAGGTGGATCAGTTCTCGGGATCGGTATGGGGGTTTATGATGTTGGTGAAGATATATATAATGATGTAAAAAATAAAAAAATCGGTATAACTGGCAACAACTGGCAGGAAAAAATGGGACATGTCGGGGAAGAAATCAGTGGAGGATTAGATGCTGCAGGATTGGCTCTGGGTCCTGAGTTTTTGCTGGCTGGTGCTGTGGTTGGTGGGGTCTCAGAGATTATGAATTTATGGGGTGGTAGTAAAGATCATGAAGGAGTTCCAGAACCGCCTAAGCCTGTTGTAGAAAGTAATGTAGCTCCTCCTAATTTTGCTGCTTTAGGAATGGTTCAAAATCATAATAATAACATAAAACAATTTACTAACTAATTAAAAATAAAATATATTATATAGATATATATATAATATGTCTTACTGGCAATCAATCGTAAAGAAACCTGTCATAACTGAAAAAGTTTCATATCCTACTACTAACGGTTTAAGTTATCGTGCAAGTGGTAATAATAAAATTTTAATTAATATACCTTCTGATTGTAAATTTATCCAACCAAGTGATACTTATTTAAAATTTAAAATTGATGTTGAATTTGAACAAACACATACACAAAATAATCCATTAGGAGCTATTACACAAAGATTACAATTAATTCCTGAATTAGGTGGATCTGCTATAATTAGAAATTTAACTATTAGATCTGGAACTGGTAGAACTTTAGAAACCATTACAAATGCTAATTCACTAAATGCTATTAAATTAATGTATAATAAAGATACTAATTTAGATAATAAAAGAAGTTCAACTGAAGGAGTAGTATTACATGATTTTAGAACTCGTAGCTGGGGTGATGGTGGTTTAGTTGAAAGAACTTGTGCTTATAATACATCAAGTAATCCTTATTTTGATAGTAGTGGCAATGTATCAGCTCATTTAGTTATTCCTTTTCACTGCTCTGGTTTATTAGGTTCTATTAATACTAAAATTTTACCAGTTGGTTTATTAAAAGGTTTAGTTATAGAAATTGAAATGGAAGAACCAAGATATTGCTGGAGAACTATCCAATCTGTAATGAAAGATGGACCTAATGCTGAAAAATATTGTTTATCTTTGTCTCATGGTAATGGAGAGGCTGCTGGTGCTGGTATGAAAAATAATGTAGGTTATACCTCTTTATTTACTCATGCTACTAATAATAATGGTGTTGTTTCTGATTGTCCTTTTTGTGTTGGTGAATTAATCGGTGCTGATTCTGCTGCAGGAGTTGTAACTATAGGAAAAATTACTGAAATCAAAGCGGCAACAGGTGGAGCATATGAAATAGTATTTACTGCTGCTACAGCTAATGGTGAATTTACAGGTCATACTGTAACAAATAATACTCCTCTTGTTTCTAATGCTTTTGATGATCCTGATACTACTATTACTAAATTTGATTATGTAGTAAGTGATATAGAAATTATTTTAAAAAAATGTTCTGTTGAACCTGCTATGGAATCTGCNATGGCTAAGGCTCTAATGGAAAAAGGTAGTATAGTTTATCCATTTGGATCATATATGAATTATCAGAGAACTGTTAATAGTCAGGAAAAACAGCCTACAATGGATTTACTATTACAAAATAAATTAGGTAAATCAGTTTTACATCAACCTACTACTGATGAAGTAGATAATAAAAAATGTTTAATTAATTTTATGACTGAAAAAAATAGTTATTATAAATTATGTGGTGATATGCAACGGATGGGAGATTATTCGGTATTTATGGGAGGTCGTCAAAACCCTGATAGACCAGTTGAAACTCGTAAAACGACTAATACAAAAGGACATAATCAAAGAGCATTGTCACAATTAACCCAAGCATTATCTCAGGCAGATATTCAACCTATTAACTTTTTACATGCTAAGTCTAATTTTGTAGTTGGAAAACCATTTACTATAGGAGATGCCGTCCATGATTTATCTACTGCTGATTATCAAATAAAATTTACCTATGATGATACTTCTACAAGTAATAAAAACTTTAATAATTTTGTTTATGCTATTCGTAATTTAGAAATTTCAAATGATAATATTAGTATAGTATTGTAAAAATTTTAATATATTTTAAATATATATATATTAAAAAATGCAATATGCTACCGCTGATCCAACGAATTATTCGCCGTCTTCTATATTAGGACATAATACCCCATTATTGAATTTTATTATTAGCCCAACTCCTGGAATGAAAATAAGACAAGGTTCATTAATGTTAAATGGAAAATTAAAATGTGTAGATTCAACAGGTAATTTAATTGATGATGATGCTGAGGTATCTTTTGATCCATCTACTGGAGTTTATGGATTAATAGATTCACTTACAATTAAAAATTCAAATAATAATAGTTTAGAAACTATTAAATCATATAATAGATTTATGGCTTCATATTTAAAACAATCATTAAATGTAGGAGATTTTGCTACTGCTTATTCTACTTTTGCTAATACTACTTCTAACTTTTATAGTATTTCAGAAACTATTATAGATAGAGAAACTTCTTTTAGTATTCCCTTATTTAGTGGTTTATTATTATCTCAAGATTATCTATTAGATCCAAGTAAATGTAATGGATGTAATATAGAAATTATGCTTAGTAGTGATGCTAATTTTTTCTTTGATACTGGTTCTAAAACTAATGCTACTGGTTGCAAATACGAACTTAGAGATGTCCAACTATCATATCAATTAGACCCTATGACTAAAGTAGATATGGGCATGCCCATGGTTGTATATAATTCTATTGTATCCCATCATACTACTTTAGATTCTAATTATAATACAATTAATTTTAGAGTTGGAGAGCCAATGGTTCAATCTTTCTTTATTAATGTAGTAGATCAATCAGCTGCAAATAATACAGCATTAAATAGTTTATCTACTGATGCTATTAAAGATGCTAATCCAGATGCTACTAAGGTAGTAACTGATACTATTAATAGAGTTGAAATTTTAAAAGCAGGTATGAAAACACCTCTTAAATTTAATCTTAATGCTAATGGTGCTACTGGTTCTATATTAGGAACTGATTTATATAGAAATTTTTATGATTCATTTAGACCCTTTTCTGCTGCTGGTAATAATGTTCGTAATGTTGTTAATACTCCTAAAAATATAAACGCGACTAAAGTCGATTTAGGACCATCATTTGGGATTGGATGTGCTTATAATAATGTAAGTATGCAGGGTGAAAATTTCATGAATGATCAATTCGGTTTAATTATTCATAAAGATTCTTTATTTCCTAAACCTTATAGTGTTAATGTATTCTTTAAAGTTTCTAAAGTTTTAAACTTTTAAAATAAAAATATATTATATAGATATATATATATAATGTCTGCTAAAGTCAATGAAATGAATACTCTACCTGAGGAAAATATTAAATACAATGATGCACAAGCTGCTGCATGTGCTAATGCTCAATTACCTGAACTATTAAAATTAAAATGTGATTCAAGAGTTCCAAACCAACAATATATAGACTGTAGATTTATAGACCCAGTGGTTATAAACTCTGAGAGGTGTAGATTCGTTATCCCTAAAATCGGCTGGCTTAATAATAATAGTAAATTGATTGTAGGATTAAATTGGAGCGGTAATGGAACAGATAGATTTTTTTTACCTTCTGGAATCGGTATAGATTCAATTATTAAAGATGTAGTTTTTAGAGCAAGTGGTAAAGAATTATCAAGAGTTAATTTTTATGATCATTATAGAAGTTTTGAATCTATTTATTATCAAGGTGAAAATACTAAAAATATTGGAATTGTAAAACATGGTATTAATGGTTGTTGGAGAAATTCAACTGATGATACTAATGCAGATGATGTTACTAAACGATTTCAACAGAATAGGATTGAATATGATACACAATATGAAACTGATATAGTTTCGGCTACTAAAAAACTTTTATTTAATGATTGTTTAATATTAGAAAATGGAAAAGAGTTACAAATTGATTTAGGTGCTTTAGTGCCAGTATTAAGTGGGTCGCCTCTACCATTATACGATATTGCGGATCAATTAGAATTAGAGATTACATTTAATAAAAATATTTATATTACTGGTAATGGTCAAACTGATACAACTAAAACAGTTACAGTAGATCCTAATACAACTGGGCTATTATGTGATTTTATTATTTATGATGGTAATCTTATGGAAAGTATGAGAAGAAATCAATGGGCTCTTCCTCCTGCTAAAGAATATAATTTATATATGAGAACTTTACTACCATCAGGTAATCTTATTTCTGAAACTCTTAATTTAGGTGGTGCTAATAGATATGTAGAAGGATTAATTATAATGCTAACTGACCAAAGTCTTACTCCTACACAGGATATTAATTCAATTTTATCTTTTTACAGATCAAGAAGTGCAAAATCAACTAATGAAACAACTATACAAATTAAAGTAAATGGTCAGGAGTTATTTCCTCAAGTTCTTTCTAATCCTGCTCAGATGGCTACTCATCTAAATAATTATAATAGATTTAAACCATATATAAATAGACAAGAATATACTAATGAGGGTTCTTTATTAGTATCTGATATTTTACATGAAAAGCATCAATTGGAATCTGATATTGCTGGAGTGGAAAGTAATAAGAATTATTTATATTTTGAAATTGATAAAGCAGTAAATAAAGAAGGATTAATTTTGACATTCAATAGGAATCAAACAGCTGTTGAGACATCTAATTTATTAATGAGAGCTTATGTAGTTGTTCGTAAAACTATAAATTGTGTTAATAAAAGAATGTATCAAAGTTATTTATAAATTTAGATTATTATAATAATTATAGAGAAAAATTAAATATATATTAATTATATATATATTTAATATTATGAGTTCTAAAAATGATAAAAATCCGCCTCCAGAATTTCAAGATACATTTATGTTAGAATGTAGCAGATTACAAGCTACAGAAAAATTTGATAAAACGAATTCAAAATGGAGAAATGATTGCGGTAATGGTATAGAATGTAATGTAGGTGATTCTATTGAAGTTTCTACTGCTTATTTAAATGCTAATGGTGCTGGTGATGGTGCTAATTCAATTAGTTTTGATGGAAATTTTTTAGGGAAATCAACAGATACAGGTAGATGGTCAGATAGTGATTTTAATTTTAATAATACATTTCAATTTGATACATTTGATAATAANACTAAAATAAAAATTAATTTTTATAAAAATAATGATGGTTTATGTTGTCTAAGACTCCCTATGACTACTTTTACTAAAGTATATGAAGATACTCCAGATACTGCTGCATTTGATACTCATAATATAGCTAATCAATATGTGCCTGTTCAAACTGCTACAAATGAAACAGGGAATTTTGTTAAAGCATATATTATAGATAATTATAATAGAGTATTTGATGGAAAGAGAATGACAATTTATAAAAGAGATACTACTAAGGATAATGTAGTATTATCAGAGTGGGATGGAAATGAAGCTGGTTATTTTATGTGGTATGAATATGAGGAGTTTATAGATTTGGAAACAGATAAAGGATTTAATAATTGTAATAATGTAGCTCAAGACATTACTATACAATTGAATACTATTACTAATGAATATTTATTAAATAATATTCCAAGAAAACAATTATCTGCTACAAATTTTAGATTAGAAAATACAGATGATGAATTAAATATAGGTAATGATAGATTTAAAAATACTACAATGATTAAAGAGACTAATTGCTTTAAAACTTTTAATTGTGCTACACGATATACTGCTTGCTCTGCTGCTTATAAAGAATTTGTAGAACAAACAACTAATAAAAATGTATATAGAAGACATTTTGATTGGATTGCAACTAAATATGTTAATTTTAGAAATGCTGGATTAAGATTAGGTTTAAGATGGGCACAAAATAAAGGTCCAGATAATCCAGTTATTAAAGAAACAATAAATGCCCATATATCTAATACATGGGTTCAAGTATCAGAACAATTTTGGAATGAAAGGGAATTATATTTTAATTGGTTAGATACACAACAACGAGAAGACGGATTATTAGAAAAGTTATTTTATAATAGTAATACAGAACGATTTTTACATATATCTTGCACTGATGGATATGATCAACGAATTGGATCTGATATTAAATTTTTAGAATTATCTCATATAGTTAAACTTCATATTAATCAAACTTATTATGGAATAGAAACAGAAGCAAGTAAAGAAGCACCATGGAAAGGATGGTTGGCAAAAATTGATAATGAATATTATATTAAAATATCTACACCTCAACAAGGTATTAAATACCCTATAACTGCTGATAATAGAAATATAGGATATGATAGAGCATTTAGTGGATATGGTAATGAATCAGTAGCTTTATTTAATGGAATGAATCATATGCAAGATCCTAATGCTACAATAAAATTAACAGCAGGGGAGCCTCATCCTCTAAATGCATTACAAACAGGAGGAGAACAATATTATACAGATATTACAATTGATAGAATTTACTTAGGATCATTTCCAAAATTAAAATATAATAGTATTGAGAATAAATTTGAATTTAGTGATCTACATTTAGGAAGAACAGCAGGAAATACTCCATATAGTTTAAGTCCAATAGCTGCTTATGCTGCTCAAAATAGTGTAAATGATAATGCAGGTAATAACTATTATTATATTAATCCTTACGACCATCCGATTATATATCATCCTCATATTAGACCATTATCTACTGTAGCTAATCCACCCAATTTTCCAGTATTCCCACAAACAGGAGGGAATTATAATGTTCCAAGATGGACTATTTTTGATGCTTTATGTGGTATAGGTATTAAGCTCTTTGGTATATCTGATAATAATAATTTACGGAATTTCTGGTATGTATTAGGATTTAAGAATATTATACCTGATTTGAATGTAAGTAAATATACAACATTAATAAGAAATAATTTCAATATAGTATCATATCCATTCACAACTAATGCCCAAGTAGAAAGTGCTGATATTATAGAATATTCAGGTAATTTATTTGGTGCTTCTTATTTCACACCACAGCCACCAGTATTACAGCAATTAGTAACTCATAGCTGGACGGTTGGATATACTCAAATTGTATTAAATGCTAATAGCTCAACATTTACAGCAGACAGTATAGCATCTAAAACTAACCACGGATTTTATATTATCCGATCTGATATGATCGGAGAAAGTAAATATATATCTAATGGTCAATTAGTAAATTGTGTATCAATTGTTTCTAAAGAAAATAGAATAGATGACTTTTTATTTATGAGTCATCCATGGGTAATCAAGTTTATACTTTTAAAAAACCTTGTATAATTCAAAATATTAAAACAGAAATATTTAATAATGATAATACTCCTGCAGTATTGGATGAAAATAATTCAGTAATATATAAAATTACTAAGGCAACTTTTTAAAATATTTTTCTATTTTATCTATATTTTTTAATTTATAATATTCTTTAATTTCTTTTATATAAACTTTATTATTATAATTATTCATTGTATAAAATCTGTTTAATATACTTGGGTATAGGTCAGATATTAATAAACCTTTATATTTTCCACCTCTAACATGTAAATTAGTTAGATGTTTAAACCTCTCAATTTTTTTAAAGTCTTCCATATTTTTAAAGTGTTTTATACATTCAGAACCAATTGGATATATTACTTCATTAGTATTAATATGTCTAATACTATATTTATCTAAAATATTAACTCCACATATACATTTATCAGGTTCTTTATCTTCTGTATGATCACCATTAAAAATAAAATCATCTACATTACAAGATTCACAATCTAAACTATCAGCAATTGCAGGTAATAACTTTTTAATTAAATAATCTTTTTTCATTTCTATATATATAATAACTATTTATTATTATTAGTTAATATATATTTAAGTATATTTATTAATCCTTTTTTTTTACGGATTAATTAGGATTATCCTTTATTTTATGGTCTAACTATAAAACAAGGATTAAATAA